ATGGGCCATCAAAACAAGGAGCAGGCGGTTTTTACTTTAAATTAGGAAGCGTAAGTAATATAACTGTACGAAACAATACTGCTGTTACTAATAACGCAGGAAGAATAATTTTCCTGGATAGTTATTCTGGCGGATCTATGAATAGCCATGAAGTATGCTGGAATAACCTACGTTGCTCTTGGAGCGAAGGCGCAATTATTGTTGGCTCCGGTAATGCTGGATCGTATACCGGAAGATGGTTATACAGAAATACTATTCAAGCTGTTGGATCTGTTCCTTGTGTAACTTTAGGCACTAATGAAACAATAAACGTCGATATGGAAAATAACGTCTATGTCCATAATGGAACATACACAAATGGAATATTAAAAACAGGATATCTCGGAACATTAACTCAAACTAATCAACTTTCTTCAGCTAATGTCGGATATACTGATTCCTCTGGTTATTTAAGTGGAACATATAGAACAAGTTATCTTGGGATTAATGGGTGGGAGGTAGCATAAATGGCTCTTGTAGGCCGTTGGGATATAAGAACAGAATCATATGCTAATGGAGCATCGATAACATCCCTTACTGATAGGGCAGGATCGACTAATTTAAACTCTAACGGCGGATTGTCTAATCCAACATACGATTCTTCATTAAACGCTGTAAAATTTATATCGGGAAGTTCACAAACAATAGGAAGTAGTTCTTTAGGGGCTGCATTGGCAGCAAGTCCAGCTGGATCTGCATGGTCTATTTTCTTTTTAATTTATCAAACATCTCTTGGAGGGGATGTTTTAGGAGGTTTTGGAAACTCGGGCCAAGTAAACTCTGCATTTATTGCAAGGACTTTTGCTAGCGGAACAAATCCAGATTTTTTCTTTAGAGATAATGCGGATTCTACTCAACAAAATATTTCCGCAAGTGGTTCATTAACTGCTTCAACATGGCAAGTTTTTCACGCTACTTATGATGGGACTTCTATACGAGTAGGAATCGATGGAGTAAACATATCTCCAACTACAACTCGTACAGAAAATCTTGCTGGAGTAACTTGGAACCAATTTGGGCTCGGTGCCTACTGGCGTTCAACTGTTGGTAGTTTTTGGACAGGATATCTTAGAGAATGCCGAGTATATAATTCTGATGAATATGCTAATTTAGCAAGTATTGTATCATCTATGAAATCCGGCCCGTCGACCGGAATTTCTATAACTTCTGTAAATGCAGGAAGCGATGTTTACTCAGGACAAACTCTTGTAAAAGTAGTAGGCACTGGCCTTAGCAACGTAACCTCTGCTACTTACAAAGGAGCAGCTTGCACAGCAATCAGCAAGTCCAGCAGCCTAAGCATTACTATGACGTTCCCTAACTTCTTCACCAACAATATCAAAGTTGGCGCACAACACGCACTAAAGGTTCGAGGATAATTTATGTCTAAGATTACATTCAGCAATATCTCATCGGGTTACCAAACTGTTAGTACTTTGAACAGTAACTTTGATCAACTTGAAGCCGAGTTGCAGAACAAAGTTCTGTACAGGAATAACCCAAGTGGTGAGCCTAACCAGATGAATAACAATCTGGATATGAACGGCTACAGCATCATTAACGTAGGCAACGTCATTACTCAAGGCAGTGCAACAAGAACCCAAACAGTTATTTGGGGTACTAAGCGAGAAGGGACAGGCACTCATAGTTTGAGTGTAGGCGATGTTTTTAAACACGTAGAAGTATCCGCTACTATTTCGACAACAGCCGTTATGTTTTTAGCCAGTGAATCTATATCTGGTTGGAAAGAAGGGGACTGGATTACTTTAATTCAAAGAGGAGATGGAGTCATTCGTATTACGTTTCCTTTTTTAGTACAAGTTTATTCTCGTACTCTTCCGCGAGGTACTAAAAAACAATTTTCCGAAATAACGTTGAAGTATCGTGGTAACGATCAGTGGTATTTGAGTGGAGACTTGTCTGCTTAATGGAAAAGATCCAAGGTTCGTATCAATTTCGTTGTTTCACTCGTGAACTCAAGGACAAGTACCGCAAGGACTTCCTTGAGATTGCGGATCCTACGGGATTCATCTTTGCTGAGAAGTGGCTGGAAGATGGCTACCGTAAGTGGACCACCTTCATCAATAGCATTGGGGTGAAAGAAGAGATCAAAGAGTGGCAGGAGACGCTTGCCATTAAGCTACAAGCTACCGCTATTACTCAGATCGCTACTCAGAGGGATTCGTTCCAAGCCCTCAAGTGGCTGGCTGATCGTGGCTGGGTAGAGAAAGCAGATAAGCGTACCAAAGAAGCCAAGAAAGCGGCAGTTAAGGCTAATGAAGAAATAGAAGCTGACATGGAAAGACTGGGGCTTAAACTTGTCAAGGCGTAGTAATAATCAACGTACCCACCGAGGTAGGCGGCTCCGTAACCAGGAACTGTTGAACTTAACTTCTGTTCCTTCTCCTCACCATAGGATAATTTCGGACTATCTTCAGTTTGATGTATCCGCTGCCCATGAGGTACTTCCGGGCCAACTAGCTTGGAATGCTGATGATGGTACTGTGGATCTCGGCATGGAAGGCGGCAACGTCACTATGCAGATTGGTCTTGAGACGTACTTCCATGTTAAGGCAGATAGTACGATCAATGACGGCGAAGTAGTCATGGCTGTAGGAGCTATAGGGACTAGCGGTAAGATTCTTGCTGCTCCGGCTAATATAACTAGCGAAGACCAAGGAATTTTGATTCTTGGTATAGCCACTGAGAATATACTTCCGAACTCGTTTGGTTTTGTAACTACTTTTGGTATTGTCCGAGGAGTTAATACCACAGGCAGTGATGTAAGCGAATCCTGGTCTGTAGGCACTATCCTGTATTACAAAGCAGGATCCATAGGCAAGATGTCCAAGTTTACGCCTACGGCACCAGCACCGCACGTAATCATGGCATTGGTTACGGACGCAGGAGAAAACGGGGCAGTATTTGTACGCCCAACATACGGGCAACCTCTTGGCGATCTGAACGGTAACGTAGAGTTCGGGACACTAGGAGATAACGACTTTATTGTATATAAATCAGGTAATTCTCGTTGGGAGAACCAATCTTTGAGCGCAGTACGCAGCGTAATGGGGTTGCCGACAGGACTTTCTTGGTACTCTGGAAGCGGCTCTCCAGAAGGCGTAGTAACCGCAAAAGTAGGATGCCTGTATTCTAATACTGACAGTAGTGCTACGGACTCTCTGTTTGTAAAGAAATCCGGGATAGGTAATACCGGTTGGACTTCATTAGGATAATAAGATGGAATGGCAGAACCTATTTAACATAGCCGCTTCTTTTATTGTGTTCTTGCTAGGTTGGTTTGTACGCCTAGCGTATGACGCAACAGTGGCTATGAAGGATGATATTACGGAACTAGAGCGTACCGTATCCAATCATTATGTACGCCGAGAAGATTATAAACAGGATATTCGTGAAATAAAAGACATGCTTATCTCAATTACTGCTAAAATGGATAACAAGGTCGATAAAGGTGACCTTAGACTTCACGATAACTGATTATTATAAATACCCCTAAAAGGAAACAACTATGTCTAAAATTACTCTTAACGATATTACTACCGAATTCAGGGGACAAGCGTCCATTAATGCTAACTTTACCTCTATCGAAGAAGAGTTTCAGAATAAAGTTCTTTACCGGGACAACCCGACCGGCGAACCAAATAGTATGCAGAACCATTTGGATATGAATGGTTACTACGTACTCAACGCCGGTAATCCATCTATTGCGGATGCAAACAATATTGCGTACACGTTTGATGACTCAGCCGCAGAAGTTAGGACTATATCTGATAAACTTAATGAGGTTGTTAGTGTAAAAGATTTTGGAGCTGTTGGAGATGGAGTGGCTGACGATACCTCGGCTATTCAGGCCGCTTTGAATGCAGCATTAGCAATTGGGGGAGGCGCAGTACATCTAGCACATGGAGAAATATACCGAATTACTCAAAAAATAAATATTCCATCTGGATGTGGCTTGTTTGGAGACGGGAGTCCGACGATTTATGCTCCTTCCGTTAATTTCAATAACACGAGTTTGACTAATAAATATGCCTCAAATTCTGCTGTTATTGATCTAAGTGGGCAAACATCTTCTCCATATACTTCTAGCGAAAGCCCATTTTTAATTGGAATTAAAATTGAATCGGAAGTATCGCAAGGCCGTTTTGTTGATGCAATTGTATGCCGAAATGCAATCAATCCTAGAATTAGCAAGTGTGAAATTTTTGGATTTGCTGCGGGCTGTGGCATTCGTGCAGCATCTTTGCCTTATGGCGCAGAATTCAGTAACAACTACATCCACGATTTTTTAGAGAACACAACTGCATGGGTTGGAACTCCACAATCCACTGGTATTGAAATTGACAACGATAGGGTTAATTCGGTTTATAGTTCTGGAGTAAAGATTAATGGAAATGAAATCCGAAAAATAGAATTTGGTTCTGCTGCAATAACCGCCTATGGATATCAAACAGATGCAATAAATATTGCAGGTGTAAGCACAACTGATTATGTAATTCATGGAAACAGTATTAATACTGTAGGTGAAGGCGTTGATACGTTTGGAGAACGTGGCTCTATTGTTGGAAACGTAATTACAGATACGTATGGTTTTGGAATCAAGCTCATTCACGGCGCATCACTTAATACCGTACACTCAAACGTCATTAGAAATACTGGAATTGCTGGGATTGTTGCTGCTGGAAGCACAATATCTGGTGTTGGAAATATTACTAAAAATAATATTATTGGAAACATTATTGAGAATATCGATTATCTTGGTGTTTGGGCACCTACAACTGGAACGGCCGGTATAAAAATTGACAACAGCACATCTTCTTATACTTATCGCGTAACAAACAATATTTTTTCTTCAAATTTAATTGATGGATCAGGCAAATCCGGAATCATAACAGGCACCGATCCTGATAAAAACATGTTTATCGGTAACCGCATTGTGTCACAACCTTCTGTGGCGTGGGTGAGTGGAAGCGAAACAACACCAATTTATGATGCAATTCAGACAGGACTTAATGTTGGATTAAACGCAGACCAATCAATAAGTGCAAGTGTTTTTGCAAAAATACAATTTAATTCAGTTTTATTTGATATTCGATCTGAATATGATTCTTCCGCTAACTACCGATGGACGTGTCAAATTCCCGGGATATACAGCGTGCACGCGCAGATTCGGTTCAACACAGTTGCTGCGAATAAAAACATGGTTCTCTATGTCCGAAAAAACAACAACGACGTATTAATAACTAATTTTACAGCAACAGGGTACGATCAAACGGAATCAATTGGTGGTTATATTCAATGCGCTTCTGGGGATTATATTGAAATATTTTTATGGCACAACGATACTGTTTCTAGAGCTATAACAGGAGCAACTTCTGTGACATTTTTGCATATTGCTCAAATATAATTAATGACAACTAAAAATGAAATAAGAGAAGCTGCGGAAGCGGATCTCTGTACATTCGCTAAATTGGTTAACCCAATGCGGATCTATGGAGAGATACACGATCGTGTATTCCGTTTCTTGCAGCACTCTGGTAATGATCTCAACCAGCTAATCATGCTGCCTCGGGGACATCAGAAGTCCCACTGTTTGGCAGTATGGTGCGCTTGGTGGATAACAAAGCATCCCGAGACTACGGTTCTATACATATCAGCTACGGCTCAGTTGGCAGAAGATCAGTTGTACGCCATCAAGTGCATCATCGATTCTCCTGTCTACCGTAGATACTGGCCCGAGATGTTAGACCAGGATGAGGGACGCAGGAGCAAATGGAGTACCACGGCTATTAACGTGGACCATCCATCCAGGATTAAGGAGATGGTTCGGGATAACACGATTCGTACTGCTGGTCTGACCACAAACACTACGGGCTGGCACGCAGACGTAGTTATTGCAGATGACGTAGTAGTTCCTGATAACGCTTACACAGAAGAAGGTCGTAGAAAGACCGCTGCTGCTATGTCCCAAATGTCCTCTATCAAGAACGCTGGAGGAATGGTTAAGGCAGCGGGTACTCGGTATCACCCTTCCGACCAGTACAGCGTATGGCTCGCTCAGGAAGAAGCTATATACAACGACAACGACGAGATTGTTAAGTATATTCCCGTCTGGGAAACGATGGAAGAAGTTGTAGAGGTGGACGGAGTATTCACTTGGCCGCGAGAAGCTCGACCTGATGGAAAGCGATTTGGTTTCGATAGGAAAATTCTTTCTAGGATTTATGCTGAGTACACTGATAAAACTCAGTTCTATGCTCAGTACTATAATAATCCTAATGATCCCGAATCTAATCGTGTTGACCGCTCTCGGTTTCAGTACTACGACCAGAAGTTCCTTAAACAAGTGTCGGGCAATTGGTACTTCAAAGAAACCCGACTCAACGTATACGCAGGAGTAGACTTTGCGTTCAGTTTATCAAAAAAATCCGATTATACGGCTATCGTTGTCATTGGCGTTGATCCCTCTAACGATATCTATGTACTCGATATTGACCGTTTCAAGAGCGATAAGATCAGCGAGTACTACGAAAGGCTGGTTGGGATGTACAACAAGTGGCAGTTCAAGAAGCTCAGAGCGGAAGTCACAACAGCCCAGCAAGTCATCGTCAACGACCTGAAACAGAGGTTTAAGGAAGGGGGCATCTCTCTGAAGATTGATGAGTACCGTCCCAACAGGAACCAAGGTTCAAAGGAAGAACGCATTGCAGCCGTGCTGGAACCTAGATACCAACAGCAGGCTATCTGGCACTATCGTGGCGGGTATATACCCGTGCTTGAGGATGAGATTCTTCTGGCTCGGCCAGCACACGATGACATTGTGGACACTCTGGCAAGCATTGTAGAGATTGCTCAGAAGCCACGAGAGAGAACTGAGAAAGTAAAAAACACTCCTGTATCTGCATTGTTCAACAAGCGATTTGGAGGATTTGGAACAACTATGGGTGGAATAGCATATGGCCGGTAATGTAGCGCAACTCAAGGAACAACTTCGTCCTGATAACCTTGCAGGACAGATTTACATGATGTGGAACGATTTCTACAATCAACGTAAACCTTGGGTAGAAGAACAGAAAGAACTCAGGAATTACCTGTTTGCTACGGACACTAGCAAGACCAGCAACAGGACTCTCCCTTGGCGTAACAGCACGACTACGCCTAAGCTCACACAGATCAGGGATAACCTCCATGCTAATTATATGGCTGCGCTCTTTCCTAACGATCAGTGGCTCAAGTGGGAGGGTTTCTCGCTTGATGATGCTACTAAAGCAAAGCGGGAAGCCATTGAGTCATACATGCAAAATAAAACTCGATTGGGTGGATTTCGTACTGTTATTTCTCAGCTACTCTACGATTATATTGACTACGGTAATGCTTTTGCAGATGTAGAGTGGGTAAACGAAAGCAAGGAAGATCCACTTACGGGAGAGAAGATTCCTGGGTACGTAGGCCCAAGGGTAACTCGTATCTCTCCTTTGGATATTCTGGTTAACCCAGCAGCATCCTCGTTCAGAAATACGCCTAAGATGACTCGGAAGGTAATGAACCTCGGAGAACTCAAAGCTCTGGCAGAGGACTTCCCTAACGAAGGTTGGGTAACCGAAGCCCTGTCCAAAGCTATGAAGTTCCGGCATGACATCGCCAATGGGCAGTACAGTATCGAGGACTTTGACAAGGCAGCAGGCTATACCATTGACGGGTTCGGTAACCTGTACGAGTACTATCAGTCGCCCTATGTAGAACTGATTGAGTTCGAGGGCGATCTGTACGATCCCTATACCGATACCCTGCTTCGTAATCACTGCATTACAGTCATTGATCGGTCCAAGGTAATCCGCAAAGAAGTTAATCCTAGCTGGTTTCCCAAGGGTTCCAAGGCTCACGTTGGCTGGCGTCTTCGTCCTGACAACCTGTATGCCATGGGGCCTCTGCACAATCTTGTTGGTATGCAGTACCGGATTGACCATCTGGAGAACATCAAAGCTGACGTATTCGATCTGATTGCCTTCCCTCCGCTCAAGATCAAGGGCGAGATTGAGGAGTTCGACTGGGCACCTGGCGCTGAGATCCACATGGATGTAGAAGGCGACGTATCCATGCTGGTGCCTGATACTACTGCTCTGGCTGCGGACACACAAATTGCTATTCTCGAACAGCGAATGGAGGACTACGCAGGAGCCCCTAAGCAAGCTATGGGTATTCGTACTCCTGGCGAGAAGACCGCCTACGAGGTACAGGCACTTGAGAGCGCGGCAGGCCGTATCTTCCAAGAGAAGATCCAGAACTTTGAGGTAGAGCTACTGGAGCCGGTCCTGAACGCCATGCTGGAGATCTCCCGCAGGAACATGGATGCAGCGGATATCGTCAGAGTATTTGATGATGAACTCGGTGCCCAGATCTTCTCTACGGTAACCAAGGAGAACATCACGGCTAATGGCAAACTGAAGCCCGTAGGGGCACGACACTTCTTTAGCCAGCAGCAATTGATCCAGAACCTTACTGGACTGTTCAATAGCCCCGTAGGTCAGTTGATTGCCCCCCACGTATCCTCTAAGCAGTTGGCCCGTCTGGCCGAGGATCTTTTTGGCGTAGAGCGGTACCAGTTGATCTCTGACAATGTTGCCTTGATCGAGCAGTCCGAGCAACAGCGCCTAATTGCTGTTCTCCAAGAACAGGCTGTTGGCGAGGACGCTGCAATGATGGCAGCGGACCAGCAGCAAATGCCACTTGGTTGACAAGTCAACTATATTCTGCGATAATCAGAGACTATTATGCCATACGTTAATAAGCCTCGCCCTTATAAAAAAGAATATAAACAACAAAAAGAACGAGGAGAACATCCTGATAGGATGGAACGCCAAAGGGCTAGGCGAAAACTAGATAAAGAAGGCATCAACCGCAAAGGAAAAGATGTTGCTCATAAGAAAGCCTTGTCTAAAGGCGGATCAAATAAAGATGGTGTGCGTTTAGAATCTCCTCGCAAAAATCGTTCTTTTGCTAGGAAATCTGATGGATCAATGAAGTAAAACTACGTTCTTGAAATAAAGGAAAATACTGTGGTAATGGATACGTTTAAAAAACTCTTCGGAACTGCCAAAAGCAGGGATCCACGTATGACGATTTCGGGTACTTTTGGTACCATGCAATCTCGTAAAGCGCAACAAAAACGTCTTGCTGAAAAACCCAAAAGCCCGAGCAAGCCTTCTAAAAGTGTATCCGGTCCAAGTGCTATGCAGAAAGCAGAGCGAGCAGCTTTGGGCCGGACTCTCGGAAATGTAGGCGTAACAGCTAAAAAGAAACCTATGCCTGTTTCTAGTGTGTCCTCTAAAAAAGCGCCTGCTAAAAAGAAAGCTATGGATTCGGGTTTGGCTGCTAGAAAAGTATTGGGTTCTGGACCTAATGGTCTTTCAGAAGATAATGCAGTTATGCGTCGACTAAAACAGCGGGCAATGGAGCGCGCTGTAAAGAAAGTAAAAGGTAAATAAAATGAAAATGAAAGATAAAAAAGGTATGAACAAGATGAAGATGGCTGGCATGGCTCCTATGAAGCCGGCTGCTAAAAAAGCGGCTATGAAGAAAGCCAAAAAGAAGTGAAGAAAGGTTTGTATTCCAACATCCATGCTAAGAGAAAGCGTGGAGAGAAGATGCGAAAGCCGGGCTCTAAAGGAGCCCCTACGGCTCAAGACTTCAAGCAAGCTGCAAAGACTGCTAAGAAAAAGTGAAAACAGTTTGGTTCAAGGGTGCTAGGGACGATCAAGCCAAAGCGGACAGAAAGTCCCAGATCGTTTCAGCAGCCAAAGCTCTAGAGGTTCTGACCGGGATCCTTGAGGAAAAGATTAAGGAAAAAGAGTCAGAAAGGAATCTGCCGAAATGCTACGAACTCGCAGGGTTCGCGTACTTTCAAGCAGATGCGTCCGGCTATATAAGGGCGCTTCGGGAAGTTCAAAGCATTATTGATCTACAAGGAAAGGAATAAACATGTCTGAAGAATTCTTGGGCGCGACCATTGCCCAGCCAGCCGAGACTAGCCAACCCGCAGTTGAGGCACAAGCGGTAAAGCAAGAAGGGAAAGCCGAATACGGTGAGTTCCTCCAAGCTATTACCAACCCTGAAGGAAAGCCTAAGTACAAGACTGTGGCGGATGCGTTGATTGGTGCAGCTAAGGCGCAGGAGCATATCCAACGCATTGAGGCTGAGAATGCTGAACTTCGCAGTGTCGCAAAGAAAGTCGAGACTATGGAACAACTCCTTCAACGCCTTGAACAAGGTAAGGGTTCCGACCAAACCCCGATTCCGAAAGTCGAGGATCAGGAGCAGATCGTTCTTTCTGTATTGGAGAAACGAGAACAAGCTCTTCGTGAACGCCAGAACCGTGAACAGGTACTGGAGTCGCTCAAAGGAAAGTTTGGAGATAAAGTCCAGGATGTCCTTCAAGCGAAAGCTACTGAACTCGGTCTTAGCGTAGCTGAGATGGGTGCATTGGCTGCACGTTCACCTAAGGCAGTACTCGGTTACTTCGATACGAAAGCCGTGGCTCCTTCTGTACAAAGTACAGTAAATACGCAGGCTCTTTCTCCTAGACCTACGGAACTAAAAGCACCTGAGAATATCATGTGGGGCGCAAGCAACAAAGATGTTGTAGGGTTCTTCCGGCAAGTCAAAGAGGAAGTAAATAAGGAACTTGGACTGGCATAACAGGAGACTACTATGTCCAACTATACGCTGAACTCTCCTGCGTTTATCGAAGCGCAGCAGTACAGTCAGTTTATCCTTCGTACCCTGCCGACTGCGATCCTTCCCGCTTCTTTCTATCGGGATGTATCGGACTTCGGCGCAGGTTCGACGCTTAACATCAAAACCATTGGTACGGCAACGATTCAGGAAGTAGAAGAGGACACTCCTCTTATCTACAACCCGATTGAAACCGGTAACATCACCCTCTCGATCACCGACTATGTTGGCGATGCTTGGTACGTTACTGACGTACTGCGTCAAGACGGTTCGCAGATTGAAGCTCTGATGGCTGCTCGTGCACAGGAAGCTACCCGTGCAATCCAGCAGCGTTTCGAGAGCCGCTTCTATCAAGTGGCTTACGCTGGTCAGACGGCTGCTAACCCCAACAACGTAAACGGCTTCGCTCACCGCTTCCGCGCTACTGGCGCTAACTGGACGATGGACGAAGATGACCTGATCGCAATGCGTCTTGCATTCGATAAGGCCAACGTACCGCAGTTCGGTCGTGTTGCAATTGTTGACCCCGTAGTCGCAGCTACCTTCCAGAAGAAGGTTGTTATGACCTCGCAGCTTGATCGTCTGCCTGCTTATCAACAGGTACTCGAGAATGGCTTCAACAACGAGCACCAGTTCGTTATGCGAATCCACGGCTGGGATATTTGGACCTCTAACCTTCTGCCGACGGTTGCCGCCGGTACGAGCGTAGATGGCACCAGCACTCAGTCCGCTAGCACCACCTGTATCGCTAACCTCTTCATGTCCATTGCGGATGACAACACCAAGCCGGTTATGTCGGCATGGCGTCAGCCCCCGAAGGTCGAAGGTGAGCGGAACAAGGATCGCCAGCGCGATGAATTCCTTACGACTGCTCGTTGGGGCATGGGTGTACAGCGTCGGGATACCCTCGGCGTAATCGTAACCTCCGCTACGGCAACGGAATAAGGAGTAAATAATCATGGCTAAAGAAAATAGTGCTGGTCTTGGTGTAAGTTCCCGCTATGGCCCCATCGCTCTTCCTGATGGCGCCCGTGGTGAGTTGGGTCGGGGAGAAGGTGGCATCTACACGCTTGCCGATGACTTCTCGGCAAACCTTATCAACTCCGACTCTATCGGTCAGGCGGTAACGGTTCTCTTCCCGGGAACTCTGGTGCTTCGTGGTTGGGCTGAAGTAGAGACGGCTGTCTCGCTAAGCGCGGCTGGTGCTGCTGTATCCATTGGTCGCCAAGGCGGTCTGGGTACGGACAGTGCTGACCTCTCGGGTTCGGCTGTTGGTGTAGGCTTCAAGGCTCTGGGCCTCAAGGGGACTTTCTCCACCGGTATCACGGCTACGACGACTGTTGTCGTTGGTATGGCTGCTGGTTCCATCGAAGGTGGCGCGGGTCGTCTTATCCTTGAGATCCTCAAGGCTTAACTGATAACTACAACGACGACAACTCTTAAGGGGAGTTGGGGCGGGTGTCCCGCTCCCCTTTTTTATTTTTGGGATATAACATGAAACTAAGTCTGCTGGACATAGTACAGGACATCCTCAATGAAATGGATGGGGATACTGTTAATTCCATTGACGATACTATTGAAGCGCAACAAGTAGCGCAGATTGTAAAGACTACGTATTTTGAACTGCTGGCTAATCGCAATTGGCCGCATATGCAAACCGGATTCAGTTGCACTTCTCTTACTGATCCTGATTATCCTACCTCTTTGGCTCTTCCAGAAAACATTAAAGAACTTCGTTGGGTTAAGTACAACAAGCGTACCTCTTCTGATACTAAAGACAAGTGGAGTGAATTGACGTATCTCCAGCCTGAAGACTTCTTTACGCACTGTGCAGGCAGGGATTCTTCCGCTAGCAACATACAAGTTATAAACACCGACGGAATTAAACTTAACATTCGCAACGATGTTGCGCCTATGTATTGGACCAGTTTTGATGACTCCGTACTCATCCTGGATTCTTTCGATAGCGCAGTGGATTCAGTGCTACAGACCAGTAAGAATTCTTGCTGGGGTATTAAGAATCCTCAGTGGTCTGGCTTGGATAGCAGCATTCCTGATCTTCCCGCTGAGGCTTTTCCTGCGTTGCTGGAAGAAGCAAAGAGTACGGCCTTTTATACGCTTCGTCAGGCTGCAAATGAGAAAGCTGAGCAGAAGGCTACGAGACAGCATCGATGGCTTGCTCGTAAAGCATGGCGAGCTAAGGGTGGTATCCGTATGCCTAACTATGGCAGGCGCAAGGCTTTCTCTGGCTATGAAAAGAATCCTCTCTTGGATAAAGGCTAATGGCTAAATCACCAGCTTGGACTCGAAAAGAAGGTAAGGATCCGAAGGGCGGACTGAACGCTAAAGGTAGAGCATCTTACAATAGGGAGAC